CTTAATTTAGACAGTCAATTTAGACAATACACAAGCGGTATTGATTCAACATCTACAAATTATACTTGTGATTTATCTGATACGCTTAAAAATACATTAAGCTTAAGTTTATATTCTTATCAGATTCCTTTTAGTTGGTATGCTATTGATACAGCGTATGGAAATACATGTTTTTGGATATATGACCCGGATAGTAATAATTATGTCTCGATATCAGTCCCACCAGGCAATTATAATCAAACTGTATTTCAGACTACTTTAAACACATCATTTACTACTGCTGGATTTATATCATTTCCACCAGTTACCGGTGTTACTGTTCCAGTAAATTTTAATCAAAATAGCGGTATTATATCTATGTATTTATTTGGCGCAGTATGGCAAGATCCAAATAACCCAACAAATACATTTACTGTATCTGGAACTACACAAATTATTTTTTTTGATTTTACAGCAACTTTACAGTGTAATATTAATTGTGCAACGAAAAGTAATCATTATTTTAATAGTACTTTAGGCTGGATAATGGGTTATAGATTACCATATTTGAATGTTGAAGAAAATGGAAATTCAGCTTCAGCAATACTTGATTTAAATGGTACAAAATACTTAATATTAGTAATTGATGATTATAATCAAAATCATATAAATAATTCTTTAGTCTCTATATCACAATTTACAAATACATTAAAAATACCATCATATTATTCACCTGATATTCCTTATACATGTTCACAACCAGGACAGTCATCTACAAATTTAAATCAAATAATAGGCGGAGTTGTTGGACAATCATTATTTAATGCTCAGTCTTTTGATGCTGGTAGTGGTCCATTTACTCCTGGTAATTATGTAAATACGAGTAATCAAGCACAAAATGGACTTTTAATAGCTGGAAAATATGAAAATGATTATACTGGCACACAAGTTGTATTACCAAGTGCTCCGAGAACATTAACAAATGCTCAGATTTACACAATTAACTCAATTAATAATAATAACAATAACCTTACAAATTTTTTAGCAAAAGCTCCAACATCATCAGATATTTTAGCTATCGTTCCTGTTAAAACATCTACAGGTGTTCCTACTGGTTCTTTATTAGTTGATTTTAGTGGTTCATTACAAGATAGTTCTAGAACATATTTTGGACCAGTTAATATTGATAGATTAGCAGTAAAATTATTAGACGATAAAGGAAATATTTTAAATTTGAATGGTAATGACTGGTGTGTAACAATAGTTGCCGAATGCTTATATCAATATTAAATAGTATTATTATATAATATAAATGAATATATTATATGAATTAGGAGTATACGGTCCAATAATTCTTATTCTTTTTACTTGGTATCTTCTATGGAATAATAATAATTTATTTTTCTATTATACAGTTGGTATTTTTACAAATTCAATCATCAATTTAATTTTAAAAGGAATTTTACAAATGCCTAGACCACTATTTGATAGTAAAAATATCAAATTAGCTACTATGCATACAAAAGAACAATTTTATTCAAATGGAATACCATTTAATATTTTTGGTATGCCTTCTGGTCACGCTCAATCTTCATTTTTTTCAACTGTTTTTATCTATTTATCTACTAAACACAATAATACGGTGTATTTGTATTTAGCGAGCACTTTATTAACATGTTACCAAAGGTATAGTTCAAATTATCACTCTTTATTACAATTAATAGCAGGCGCAATAATAGGTTCCGCATTTGGTTACTTTGTCTATCAGTTAGCTATGGATAAGATTAAAGGTAGAATTAGAGAGAGACCCGATGATAACGCACCTATTTAAACAATATTTTTAAAATACGAATTTAAAATAAACTGGTATTATAAATGGCATGTGCTGGAAAAGGTTACGGAACAAATCCATCATCAGACCAATATTTATATTCACAATTTTATACAAACCAAACAATCTCTATTACACCAAAAACTAGCAGGAAATGTAGAAAATTTAATGGATTTTATCCTAGTTTTACACCTATTCTTAGCGGACTATCTGTTGACACGAGTCCTGCTGGAACATATTCATTAGTTTATATAACAGGTTCAAATTTTTTACCAAATAATACAACATTTATTAAATTTGGAAGTTACGGATATTTACCTGTTATTTATTATAGTTCATTCAATTTATCTTTTGTTGTTCCTTCAAATGCTATTTCTGGAAATTATGCTGTTCAAGTAGTTAACTTATATAATGGTAATTTTAGTCCACCCACAAATCAAAGTTATAATGGAAATTTAAATTATTCTGCTTCAATTAATTACACTATTACATAATTATATAATAAATATATATGAAGTATTTTTATTTATATATATTTATTCTGTTAACTTTTATTGTCATTATTTCATATTATAACACATATAATTCTCTAGAAGGATTTAAGGGCAATAAAACATATATTTTATTGGGTGACAGTATATTAAAAAATAACGAATATGTTTCTGATGGTAAAAGTATAGAGAGCTTAATTATTGAAAGCAATAAGCAGTTAAAATGTTATGCTGAAGATCATTCTAAAATAACAGATGTACATTTTCAAGTAAATAATATACCTATTGAATTTAACACACCAAATACTATTATTTTTCTCTCTGCTGGTGGAAACGATATATTAATCCACTATGTCGATGAAAATCAAGATAGTACAAATACAAGTATTTTGCAAACTATGTTTGAATCTTATAAAAAACTTGTAAAAAGTATTCAAACTAGATTACCCAAAGCCAATATAGTTTTATTAGATATTTATTATCCTGATAATTTAAAGTATAAACAATTTCACCACATAATTAAAGAGTGGAATGAAATGATATATGCTTTTGCTAAAAATCCTAAAAATAATATTTATGGTGTATTGAGAATAAGTAGTCATTTAACTCAAAATGATGATTTTTCTTTTGGAATTGAACCATCTTCTACTGGAGGAAAAAAAATAGCAGATCTAATATTGAATATGTATTAATTTTATGAATCCATCAAAATTAAATAACTTATTAAAAAAAATTGAATAAAGAATATAAAGATAAAAGAATGTAATATTCATACAATCCTTAAAATGATCTACGAAGAACATCAATTAGATATTGTTTTAATGAATTCTTTAATGGAAGAATTCATTGATACTTATATGACTTTTCACAAAAAAAATAGTGAAGATTATGAAAAAATTAAGAAAGAAAAAGATAAATCACTTTTGAAAACTTTTAAAGAAAAATTTCCTTATTTATCAAAAGGAAAATTTTGCCTTATTCATAAATTATTTGATTACCCTGAATTTTTACGATTCAGAAGAAATGAAGAATTTAAAAAATATTTATACCAGAATTTAGGTAAAAAAATAAGAGGATTATTTAAACACGGTCAATGTGCTAAAACAGAAATTTCTTGTACAAAAATAATTATGGATATGAAAAAAGGTTTTATATCTATAGCAATCACTAAAAATACTTTATTAGCAAATAAGCAATGGACAACAAGATGTATAAATCTAATGAATAAAAATGGTTTAACTGACCTAAAAAATCAAATAATAGTAATTAGTTCAGAATTTAATGATTTAAATGGTAACGCAACGCACTGTAAAAATTTGTCACAGGCTTGGAATAAAATTTGTAGTAATAATAATGGATATAAAGTTATCTTTGTTTGTGCTAATAAAACAAGAGTTGATGACGTATGTGAATTAATTAATAAATATTATCAACCAATATTTAACTCTCATTTGAGAAAAAAAATTGTTGTTCAATATGATGAGGCACATAACGATATGTATGGTGTTCCTATTTATAGAGGATTTGTAGAAAATATGTTAATTTATGATTTTGTTGAAGAGTTTATACCAATTACAGCTTCTAAAAAACCAATTGACGATCCTACTAATCCTTTATGGATTAAAGAAAATATTGATAAAAATAAATTAAATTATGTGAATGATGACTTAGCAAAAAGCCGTATTAAAAGTGATGATTTAAATTATAGTTCGATTAAAGACGCAACACAAATTGTAATAGAAGATATATATGAACCTACTGAATATGATAATTCCATATCACAAGAATTGTTTAAAAAACATTATCCTACTAAAGATTATGATAATTTAGGCTATGTAAATGCTTGTCCGGTGTTTTTATGTGGTAACGAAAAACTAGCTTTAAATACTGCCAAAAAGATATTGGATAATCAAGAGCTTCAATTTGAACGTCAAATAGATGATAATGAGATTGAAGAAAGTAGTACAAAAATTTTTAAAAAAGATGAAGCTAATTATCATATAATGATAACACCTTGTAGAAAAATTATAACTGAAATGCTAATGAAATATGCGGTAATAAAAGATTATGAACCTGTAGTTATTGGTTTATATAATAGTGATATAAATTATAAATATAGAAGTTCTATCGATTCAAAAATAAAATCAAGTGTTATTAACAAGGATTCAACTACAGAAGAAAAATCAAAAGAATTTAATGAAATATTGTATAACTGGCTAAAACGTAAAAATTTGCTTAATAGACCAGTAATAATATTTGGAAACTATCAATCACTTGGAGAATCTAATACCTTTGTAAATAGTGATTATGGATATCTTAGATCAACTATACTATTGCCTGGTTGTATTTTAAATGAAGAAAAACATTACCAGTTTCTATTAAGAGGTTGTTTCTTACTAGAAAAATTTACTGGATTAACTAAGCGTACTGTAGAAAAATTTATTATTAGTAATAAAAAAGGCATTGATGATGCCATTGATTATGAAAATCTAAATGATGACATAGTTCAAGACCTAATTGATAATCCAGATGAAAGTGAGTACGCTTTTGAATATTCAAATTCTGTATTATCTGGATCATCAGACAGTAGAAATGATAATGTTATTACCTATTCTATTCCTGTTCAATTTAAAATTGAGGATGATTCTTGTGAATATGTTAGAAAAATGAAACAAATCATGGAAAAGGATTTACGTAGTCCCGAGGAAAAGACAGAATTTATGAAAAATTTAATAGAAGCTATTAATGAATCTTCTATTATAAAGTATGACAAAAATACTGATTATACAATTAATTTAAGTAATTTTAAACTTACTGAATTTAGATGTTATAAAGAAGGAAATAGCCCTGAAAATTATAGATTTAAGGGTTATTTTGATAAATTTAGTGTGGGTTATCGTCTTACAAATGGTGACTTAAATAATAATGAATGTGGTATTTATTGTTGTCTCAAAAAACATAGAAGTAGCGATGGTCATATTAATAATCCAAACACATTTTATATATTATTTGCTTATAATCGTCAACATTCTGCTATTGGACACGATAATATATAAGTAACTGATAACTTTTTGTGAAATTCCATTTTAAATGTTTACCATCATAATCTGTAGTTCCCTCAAATTCCCAATCGATATTACTATTCAATTTATTTTTCCATGATAAAGGCACTAAACGATGAAAACTCATACCATCATAACCCATCTCTTTACCTTCACACGTTATTGTAGAACAAAAATGTTGCTTGGAAACATCTCTTACTACGGAACTGTCTATTTGATATTTCGCATTCTTTACAGAAAATAATATAGGTTTTTTATTAAATTTACTGGCATCTTCATCATATACCTCTAGAACAATAATATGTGGAAATTTTGTAGTTTTAACAATAGATTCAATAACTTTTTCTTTCCATTCACTCTTAGCATCTCTTATAAATAATAATTGTATTGAACTATCCTTTAAATAGTTAATAATACTAATATAGTATAATAAAGGGTTTCCTGGTTCATCAATATCCACAATATAAGGATATTTGGTCTTATAAGAGTTAGGAATACTTTTATAAATAAGACGTATTATACTATTGGTATTTAATTTGTAGGCAAATTCATTACCTGTTAAACAAGCATCTACACCAAAATTAAGTAGAGCAAAAGCATCTCTTAGGCTACTAGGAATTATGGTTCCGTTTTGCTGTTTACCTTCAATCATAAGTTGACGTAAAAATTGAAAGAATTTACGACCTTTATCGCTTACAAAAAATGTTACAAACATGGCATTAAACCAGCAATTTGATTGTGCTTGAATCGGTGGAATAATTTTCTTCGTGTCAATATGTTTATTAGCGGCTAAATTATATAATAAAAATTGTTTGGCCTCTGGTGTATAGTAATATTCACATTTACCTGTTTTTGGAATACCAATCTGTAATGGTTCTTTAAGCTTATATGCTTTGTCTGTATTACATTCTATTAAATCGTTGCGTTCAATTGATTTTAAAGTTACTAATTTTTCATTAATTGTTGGAGAGTAAGAGTCTTTTTTTAATGCCTTACTAATTTTATTACTTAATTTACGTATTTTAGGGGGTGTTGAGTTTGGTATTAATAATAATTTTTTTAAATAATGTCTAGTTGTTTTACTTTTTTTATCCTTTTTAATTTTATGTTTCCTTGTTTTATTCATATAATAAAATAATATTATTATTTATTATAATGGGAGCAGGTATATTACCAACAACTATACATGATGGAAAACTTTATTTTTTATTTGGTAAAGAAAATAAATATGAAGATTCCGCTCCAGGGTTTTCTGATTTTGGTGGTGGAACAGACAATAACGAAACCTTTTTTGAGACCGCAGTTAGAGAGGCTGAAGAAGAATTAACTGGGTTTTTAGGTAACGAATCAGATATACGCAAAATGTTGAATAAATGTGGAACATATAATATCGAAATTAACAATAGTGGTCACAAACCATACCGCATGCATATTTTTCCTTTTAAATATAATGAATGGTTACCGCTTTATTATAATAATAATCAACGTTTTCTTCAAAAACGTCTTGACCCTAGTGTTATTAAAACAACTAAAATATTTGAAAAAGCAGAAATTAGATGGATTTGTGTTGATGAACTTAAAAAAATGCGACCTGAATTTCGCCATTATTTCCGTGATATTGTTGACCAGATTTTAAAAGAAAAAGAAAGTATTCAAAATTTCATAGAAAAATGCGAAAAAAAAAGCACTAAAAAAAAGACACTACGAAAAGTAAATAAACGGGTTAGGACTAGACGTATTAAATAGATATTAGGGACGATTTATAGCCTACTGAAAACCCTACTGTAACCAAAAATAACCCACAAATTGTCATAAATATACCAAACCCAATCATAACATATGATATTAAAGTTGTCATTACATATAATATTTTTTTCTTTTTAATTTATTTTACATTTAATATTAAAAAAAATACTATCAATATAAATGCTAATATAATTACAAATAAGGTGCAGTATAAATAACTATAAAAATAAGTTTCGTCATTATTTATTTTTATATCATCTTCTATGTTGTTTATTAATGATGCGTTCAGACTGTTTTTAATATCAGAACGAAGAGAATTTACAGCTGATATATAATTTTCTGTAGTTTCATTCATATTTAGTTATTATAAATATAATATTTTAAGTTATTATAATAAGTTATTATTATATAATATGAAAATCACACACACTATAATTACTATGTTTGTAGGAAGTTTTATTATTCAGTATTTTTTGATGTCACCAATTATGGTAAATAAATATAGATATATAACTAATAACATAGGCAAGGCTTATATAGCAACTATAATGGCTTTATTTATGATATTACTTGAAGTAATGATGCATGACCATTCTTATCACGTATTTAGTCTATATTGGTACATCAGCTTATTTGTATTTATTTCTGCTTTTGTATATTTATATAGAAAGCAAATAGCTATAAAAGATAAACAATATTTAGAAGGTATGATTGAACATCATTCGATGGCACTATTAACAAGTGAAGAAATTTTAAAAAAGACTGATTCGTATGATGTTGCTAAGTTAGCAAAAAATATAATACAAACACAAACTGATGAAATAAATGTAATGAAAAGGTTACTTAGAAAATAAATGTTCATATTTATTGGCTTCATCTGTTTCTAAATGGACTACCGGTGGAGATGGCCATACTGAGTACGGTAAAGCTTTTGATGTTGATTGTGTTAAATTCAATAGGTCTTTTAATGCCATCATCCTTCTCTCTAGAGGTTCCATTTTAATTGAATATTTTCTTGATAAATGTTTCCAACGCCATTCAAATTGTAAGGTTGCTTGCCAATCAGGAAAACCGGATACATGGGCTGCTCTTATCCATGTTTCACCTTGTGATACTTTTATTCCAGTAGCGTGAGCTCCACCTTTTATTTCCTTATTATGTTGTCTAAGGCGACGATTTAAATCTACAGTAGCACCTACATAAGTATTTCCTTTTGTTGAAACCAATAAATATACATATGACATATTTATATTTATTAATATAAAAATAAACTTTAAATAATTCACATATATGTACTTTTAAATAAAATTGAATTACTTAAATCATAGTGATATTAATAGTAATATAATAAAATGGATTTAACTATTCTACCAAAAGAAATTATTAGTATTATTTTCCTTTATTTACAGTGTCCTGTAGGTAAGTTGATAAAGGATGAAATAGAAACTTATGAAAATGACCATAATTGGGTTTATACAAAAATGAGAAGATGTTATTATATTAAAAATATTATGCCATTTTCGTGGTATTATTTTGATAAATTTGAAGACCCGTTTGATTATGATAGTTATATGAATAAAAATATAAAAAATTGATGTGATGTAACCTATCAATAAAAAACTAAGAAAATAAAACTAATAAAAAAGTAAAAGTAATAAAAAATAAATTAAAATACAAAATTTTTATATATTTTTACATTTATAAAATTATTTAAATTAATATTTTCTAACCAATATACAGACCATATTTAACAACAAATTCTATCATATTCTCAGAACCCATAGAATGATTACAAGCAAAACATATAGGTCTTAAATTATTTATTTCATGAGTTCCTCCATTTTTTTCACTAATTACGTGGCCGACTTCAAAATTAGTATTTGTTATAGTAACTTTTTTACAGCATAAGCATTTATGTTTAATTATATCTTCGCCAATATAATGATTCCATATAATAACACGCACATTTTTGGGGATACTTTGTTTTTTCTTCTTTGCTTCTTTTTTTTCTTCTTCTATACGTTTTTTTTCTTCCTCTTCTTTAATTTTTCTCTCTTCATCTTCTATACGTTTTTTTTCTTCTTCTTGTCTTTTTGTTTCTTCTTTCATTTTAAGTTCAATCTCATCTTTTTGTTTTTTAAGTTGTTCAATTAAGCTAATTGGTTGATTTTCAACAAATACTTCTTCTTTTTCATTAGATATTATATTATTTTCCAATTTAAATTTTAAATTTGTAGAATATGATTTTAATATTTGATATATTAATCCTTCTTTTTTATAACCAGCAAGACCTTTAATACCAATTGCCTTGCATACATTTTTTAATTCGTTAAGTTTTTTTTCTTTCAAAATTGGAAGTAATTTTTTAAATTCCGCTTCCAATAACTGTATAATTTCAGGTTTTTTTAACTTAGATAAACCTGTAACTCCTAATTCCTTTGCCTTTTCTTTTAAGCTGTCTAAATTTAGTTTATTTAGTTCATTATTTAAAATACAATATATTTCATTTATTTTATTTTCGATATCTAAAGATGATATTGTGTTATTATCAGAATCTGTTACGTCTGAAATAACAGAAATTGAATCATCAAAATTATTTTGAATAGTGAACTCCATTTTATATTATTTAAAATATATTTAAGTATTTTATTTATTTCAATTTTTTTTTAAATTAATAAAAAACTAAATTAAAAAATTGAAAAATAAGCTTTTCTGGTTTTTTTTAAATGTGATTGTTTTCGTGTACCTATTTTACCTCCTTTTGAATTTTTTTGAGTTTTTTGTTTTTTCTCTCTATGTTTTTTTGTGATAAAATTTTTGATTTTTATTCCTGTTAATTTAGGATTATTATATTTGCCCAACATTTGTAAAACTTCATTTTGTTCATCACTTTTTGTAATATTATTAAAATCAGGAATATCATAAAATAAGTCTTTCGGCGTGCTAAAACCAGAAAATCTCCCTAATTCACGTAATTCCTTATATATATTGCTTTGAAAGAAAAATTTCATTAATTTATTGGGATTTGTAATTACATAATAACGATCTCCTTTTGGAACAGTTCTTTCTATTAAAACTTCTGGAGTTGAAAAGCTTATTAATAAATATTCAGAACCGCTTTCTTTCTTTTTACGTGTTATTGAGCTTAAATTACCATATTGTTTTTTAAGTTTATCTAAATAATTAATATATGGTCTATATAAAAAATATATATTCATTCCTTTTATTATATTATTTTTTTCGGTTTCATCAAGATATTCAAATATAGTTTCTTTTGTTTTTGGAGAATTTTTAATTAAATAATAACAAGGAATTAAATTTTCACTAAAAGGTTTATTTTTGAAATCATAGGTTTTAATATAAACTATTTGTTTATCAATAACATTTTCATATACAGATGAATTAATAGACCTCCAATTAGTTTTTGTTACAAATAACAAGTATCCATTATTATTAAGATAATTTAATAGTGATTCGTTAATAAAAGCATCATCTAAATGTTTTTCTCCACTTCTACCAGTAGAAGTTGCGTTGTAAGGAGGATTACCCATTATTATATCAAATTTACTTATACCAAAATGTTTAACACAATTATCAAATCCTTTAATAAAGTCAGAACAACAAATATTAGCTTTTTTACCAAATATTCTTCTGGATATTTTTACATTTGCTGGATCTAACTCATTCATGTAAAGCATTTTTTCTATAATATGTTTCTTTTTACCATCAAGGGTTGAATAAGAACCATTTTCACCATCATAATTTTCAGGTAATTCTTTTAAAAGCTTACTATAGACAACCATAGGAAAATTACCAATACCGTTTGCTGGATCAAGCCATTTTAATTCAGGATTAGTCCAGACACTAGGAGGTAATTTAGATAACATTTCTTCAATTAATTTGATTGGTGTAAAAACTTCGCCATTTTTATTTTTTTTTTCTTCACGAACAGGTAGATATTTTTCAATAGTTTTTTGTATTTCTTCAGGACTCATCGTTATAATTAACGGTTTATCTCTTTTAGTCATTCCTATTATATTATTATATATAAAATTTGTTGAATCATTTAATTGTCTATTTTCTGGATTGTTTAATAATTCACGAATCATCGTAAGTAAAACAAATAATTTTTCATTATAAAATGATGAATTAAAATAACATGATAAAATATTTGAATTTCTAACAATATCACAGTTGCAAAGATTACCAAAATCAGTAATATTAGATATAGCAATTTCTAAACATTGATTCAACTTATCACAATTATAGTTATTTTTGTCTGAAAAAATAGCAAGTAACGCAACAATTCTTGGTAACATTTCAGAAATATTTTTTATTACTAAATCAAGAGAATCAGTCTCTTCGTCTTCATTTTCAATCTGTGATTTTTCTTCTTCATTATCACTTGATGTATCCATAATAGCAGGTCCTACCCTTTCTCCTTCTGTAAGAATTTTCTTTAATTTCTTTTGTTTACCATTTTTAGTATTTTTTACTATTTGGATTAATTTTGAAAATTTTTGTAAATCTGTATAGTTAACACTGATTAAAGATTTTTTAAATAAGTTAGTAATGTTATCAAAGTCAGAATAATATTCCTTATATCCATTTTCATCTATTTTTAATTCATTGATTAAAGAATTATATAATTTTAATTCACTTTTTTCATCTAATTTATCTAAACCAATACCATTCACATTAAACAATAATAATAACCCTTTTAAATATGTTATGTTTTCTTTAATATCAGATATATTTTTTGCTGACGAATATGTATTACCATATTGATATAAAAAAGTTATAAATCTCTCTTTGTTAAAATCAATATAATATCCACATTTTTTCGGTTTATTATATCTTTCAGTTAAAACACGAAACATTGTTTGATAATTCATATCAACAGATTGAATATTATCAAAATTAAAACCGATATCAACACACGGCAAACTAATACCGAGTCTTAATTTAGACCCAGTAAGAATTATTAAATTTTTTCCTTCACTATATGTTTTAAATTCGTAATCTCTAATTGTTTCAGATAAATTTTTACTTTTATAAGTAGTTTCAATACCAGTTCCTTCAAAAATTTTTTCATAAGGTATTTTAGTATTATTTATTGAATTTGTAAAATCCACTGGAGTATTATGAACAATTAAAATGTTGTAATTTTCTCTAAAAAATCTGTTTTCCATTAAAGCAAAAGATAACCCTCTTGTTAATGCTTCAATATTTGGCAAACTTTTTTGTTTATCTTTAAAATTTTCATCATATTTTTTTTCAGTTTTAATTAGACCACATCTATTATCTTGACGACACTCATCAGGTGAAACATATAAATCATCATCAGGAAGAAACCATAATTCAGAATGTTTTTGAGAATAGCTAGGCGCACCTATATCATTTAAATAACCATACACACTATTTTTAGGATTTAGATTTCCAGAAATTAATTCTAATAATATTTTAACCCTTCCATAATCAAAAAATATACGATTTGGATTACGTAACTCTTCTAAGGTTTGTACAGGAAAACAAGCGTCACATTTTAAATTTCTTATAAATATTTGATTCATTTTAAAATCAGTATAATTTTTTTCAATATTTCCAATTTGTTCAAATGGTTGAACTAATACCAATTCTGGATGTCTAGCATATTGTTTTGAAATAATATCTAAAAATTCATTATGGTATAATTCCCTGTAATATTGAAATATATCAGCAATTATTTTTCTCTCAATACCTTCTCTACTATTTATCATCATATCCATTTTAGTTTCATTTTTGATAGTTTTCATAATTTGTTGATCTTCGTAACTCCATTCTAATATTTTTGGTTCTTTTGTGTCAATAAAATTAGTTCTATATTTTATATTTGGTTTTGCAAAAGTTGCCGTTACCATAACAAAAATATCAATTTTTACTCCTACGTTATTAATAGCATTTAATATATTTTCAGATTTGTCAGTTGTTCCGCCTTTATGAACTTCATCAAAATAAATATCAACTGTATTACCACTCCTAAATAAATCTACGTAGTCTTCTTTAACTTTAGGTTTAAATTCATCACCAATCAATTTATCTTTAAACCATTCTTGACTAAATATGTAAATATTTTTATCTTTAAGTACACGTGTTTTTCCTGTAGATATTTTTATTATTCCATAATCATTAAAATTTGAAAATTCAGAAAACATTTCTATAAACTGAGATTCTGTCTCTGTTTTGGCACCTAAAATAACAATAACATCATTATAAAAACTGTGTTTACGATGTGATATCAAATCTCCTATCATATAAGATTTACCACTTCTAGGAACAGCACCCCATATAAACTTTTTATAACCTTCTTTGTTATATTCAATAGTAGACATAGTAAAATACATTTGATGAAAACGTGGTGTTAGTTCAGGTTTTACTTTATCTTTCGTTCCTTTTTTTATTAAAAAATCATCTATATTGTCAGAATTTAAGAGATCATATAACAAAAGATTAAACCATTTATCAATTTCATAAACACCATATATGCTGTCAATTTTTTCTTTGTTAGAATTTCTAGAACGCAGAAGTTTATCATTTAAAGCTTGTTTATTATTTACCATTAAAATAATTTTTGGTATTATATGTGATTTATATAAAGGTTGGGCTTTCACAAAAATTTCTAAGTAATCGTAATTTTTAATATCAGACTTTTCTTTACTATAATATTTATTTTGAATTAATATATATTCTTGACCATCAACAATAGTTTCATTACTTTTGTCATTAACACAATCACAAACCCATTTACATTCAGATTTTTTATAATTTTGTTGTTTTGTTTTAAAAAATATATCTACAACTCCACCCTCAGAACTTACGTTTATATTTCCGTTAATAATTTGTTCTCTAGTTTTAATGTTAGAAGAACTTTCAGGATTTTTAATAAAATTTTCAAGTGAATTATAAAATTGTTTATCTCTGCCAAGTTCACCATCATCATAATCATACATTAAAAGTATTTTACATAAAGCTTCAAAAACGTGTTGTTTTTTGAAATTTTTATATTTCATTGTATCTCTTTCAAACATATCCAAAAATCCTTCAAAAGGTAAAATAAAGTTAGACTCGTTAGATTTTTGATCTTTATAATAATGCATCAGAGCATTAAGTAAATCCTTATATGTATTATTACGTTCAAGATTAAAATATTTATAAATTGTTTCATACTTAGTTTTTTCACATTCGGTATGTAAAATTTTTAAATGTGTATTTAATTGTTTTCTTTTTTCTCTTAATTCATTTTCTTTATTACATGGATTTTCATTTTCAGAAAGTATTGGTTTCTCAATCTGCGATAAAGGTATTTTTTTACTTGAAGAACTAGTATTTTTTATAATTAATCCTTTATTCATTATAGGGTCAGAATTTGATGAATTTGAATCGATAATTAATAATTTTTTTGTTTTTTTAGACATTTATATATAATAAATTAGATATAAAATATTTAAGATATGAAATATTTTGAAGAGTATTAATAGTCTATTTATTAACAAACACTATTTCATACTATTTTAGTATAAATTTATATCATTATAGCAGCTAAACATTAACTTTTAAATTATATTTTCTTTTAAATTATATTTTCTTTTTATTTTTAGGTTTCAAAACACTACATAATGTAGGTGAATTCTTGAAATTCTGAAAAAAGAGGCTTAAAAACTTCACTACACCTGAAGAGAAAAATATTGATTTCTAAAAACGAAAAGTATTTTGAAAAGTCAAAAATGGACAAAAAAAATGTCCAAAATCAGATAGTAAAAACACTTCTTACTGACGAAAATTTTTGTCTCGATGTTGAAAATTTATGGTCTCAAAATAAACGATAATAAAAAAATTGTGACCATAAATTTTTTATATTTTTTGCGGAAAAGTATTTAGGGAGATTTTCTTGTTTCATTATATGAAACAAGATGAAACAAATTTGTCGCCAAAAATCTCCAAAAACCACCGTTGTGAATTATGTGACTATATAACATTTAAAATGTCAGATTTTAAAAAACATTTAGAGACCATAAAACATAAAAAGAGAGAGAATGAAACAAATGAAACAGAAATGAACCAAAATGTCTCAAAAAATCACCAGTGTATATGTGGCATATCCTTTAATAGTAGAACTACACTATGGAGACATAAAAAGAAATGTAATTGTGAAGAAAATAATGTTGAAGAAAATAAATCTTTAACTGATAAAGAACTAATAATAATGTTATTAAAACAAAATACAGAGCTGATGGATATTTTAAAAAATAATACAACAAGTCAAATATGCCATAATACAAATTCTCTCAACAACAACAATAACAAAACATTTAATCTTCAGTTTTTCTTGAATGAAACTTGTAAAAATGCTATGAACATTATGGATTTTGTAGATTCAATAAAACTACAGTTGTCTGATCTAGAAAAAGTCGGTGAAGTAGGAT